AGCCCCTATGATGACTAATTCCCGTCCTTCGATTATTTTAATTCCTTACCATTTTGCCTCACGTGATTCTTTAATGAAAAATACATGTATTTTTCCTGGGTTCCCGGTGGATAGTGCTGCAAATAATATATTGAATAAACAAAAATAACATAAAAATGTCTCGAGAATAATAATATCGTCAATGAATATTATTATTAAGGTTTCTGATATATTCAATAAAAATAATAAATTAAACCAAAATTCTATTCAATTTATGAATTCAAAGCGTAACATTACAATGGATGGCGAATTCACAAAAATTATATTTATTAATAACTGCTTTTCAATGGATAGTTTACTCATCGAGTGTCCGATAAAATTTGAAAACCATTTGAAGAATCGTCAAAATATATGCGAGTCAGATGAATTTTTATCAAATTTCATGGATCTTGAAAAACTATTGATCGACTACTATAAATTATACAAAAACACAAACAAAAAACCTGTTTATCTCTTAACGAATAATTTATTGAATAAAAGTGTAAAAATTTTTACACCCTCCTCCATTGAAAATAGGTCCCGCTATTCTTTGCATGAATTTGGGAATTCGACCTTATCGTTGAATAGAAAACTATATGCAATAAAAATATCAGGAATATGGGAATCCTATGATAGCATTGGAATTACATATAAAATTATCGAATTTTCGGATTTGCAACCTTAAACCGATAAATGAATTAAAAAATACGCATTCCTATTTTTGCGACTCTACGTGCGTTTGAATTGAACGGTGCCGGTCCTGCAGTTAAATTATAATCCTTCGTTTTTGTTAAATCCTCGTCTCTACCTGTATCGAAAGAATCAACTCTTATGTTACAAGAATCAAAATTTAATACATAACTAATATTTGAAATAGATCTCCATCCCTCTCTCGTATCATTTAAATAAGAATCAAATTCGGTTCGATTTACACTACGCACCAATCCGTCACTCATATGCATTATATTTTTATCCGAAATTGGATAAAATTTACTGCGATCTATAATAAGTCCAGCATGTAATGCCCGTTTATTTATCAGATTATCTTCAAATCCCCAAGCCCAAAAATTAGGGAAACCATTGATACGTTCGAAATCTTGCCCTTTTATAGAAAAAATTCCACCCAGGGCGAATTTAAACCCGTAAAAATGTTTTATAGTTCCAAGAACGGTTTCGTAATTCAAAAATCCCTTTGTATAAGGCATTGTATCAACATCATTAAATACGAATGTTATGTTATGGTAATCATTTGGGTATGTGGTTTTTATTACTAAAAAACCTATATTTTTCAATGCACCTCGGTTAAAAGAACGCGTATCGTTTTGTTCTACAAACAAAATTTTATAATCCGTATTTGGCATATCTTCTAAAATGTATGTCATGTGTCTTTTAAAAAAATCCTGTTGTTGTTGACGATCCCTATATGGGATTATAAAAACGATTTTTGGAACAATACTCATACTATTTTTTAACCATATATTATTTTTATTGTGTAAACCAATTTGAAAATATTAACTAAACGACTTTACCATATTTCGCCAAAATACAACTTGGAACTAGTTTTGTTTTAAGTGCGTCTATTTTTTTATAACATTTATTGATCGTAACTTCACTCACTCCGCATATTTGTTTAATGTCGGTTTTTGTGATTTCTAAATTACATATTTGACCTATAAAGTATACGATTCCTGCGGCAATTGAGTGCGGTGTATTATCATTAATAATTCCAAGCTGTTCTATCTTTTGAGATATAAATTTGGATAAAGCAATAAGTTCGGTATTCATATTAAGACGACTACAATAACGTTCAATGAATAAACTTGGTGTAGTAGAACATAATTCTGACTGCTGTTGGTTATTTCCACCGTTGCGATCGATATTATAGTAAATATTCACTGCCATAGAGCAGCCATTGGTCGCACTCGTTTTATCCAATTTGAATATTTCCGCGATCTCATGTGCTGTTCTCGGGCATCCGTTTAGGCGACATGAAATATAAATGGAAGCAGCTTTAATTCCGTCTCTATTCATTCCACGGAACATTTTCTGCTCAGAAATGTCCTTATGAATGGCCATTGCGTCGTCAATAAATATTTTGGGAATTCCAGAATTCTGAGCCATAACAGTAATAAATTGAAACTCGTCGTATAAAGATTTTTCTTTATGTGGCATCGCACCCCACTCTGTCCATTTTCGTATTCTACGCATTTCATAAGATGATTTCCCAGTACATAGAATTTTACAACCAAAAGACGATTCCTGTAACAAAGGGTTAATCGGATTTCCACATCGGGTTGGATCCGTCGCATTCTTATCTTCTGCACCATAAAATCTCCATTCTGGTGAATAGTCCAATGTATTCGTATACATAACTCCACAAATGGGATTTGTACATGTAGGAAACCCATCTTCCATTATTATCAATACAGTTTCACATAACCTACACATACTAGGGTCTTTCGATTTTCCGTTTTCATAAACACATTCAAGTTTTTCGGATTTATCCATCGACAATTCGGTTTTATCAGTGTCAAATACCTCCCATAATTTAGATTTATATGAAGCCGAGAGAGTGGTTTTCTTTTTCTTTGTTTTGGTCGCTTGTGATAATTGTTCTTGAAATGCAATCATAAATACTGTATATCTTATTGGTTTGTATTTATATTTGTTCCATAGATCAATTTTTATGTAGGGTAAATATATAATGGTAAAACGTCGGCAATCCAATAAAAAGAAGGCGGTTAAATTTTTTAAGGGAGGAGACAATATCGTAAATGCACCACCCGGAGTTCTTTCCAACAATAGTGTGTTACCTTCATCTGCGTTCTTGTCGACCGGAACGGGAGGTGATACTGCAAAATTTGAAACCGCGGTTTCTAAGGCTCCGTCTATGACCGGAGGCAGACGATCGAAAAAGTCTAAGAAAAATACAAAGCGTAAGACTAAAAAATGGTTTGGGTTGTTTTAGCAAAAAGATTTTGTATAATATATATGCTTGACATTATACAAAATATTCCCGACGTTGGAGTCTATCCTTTGACCTATATATTTGAACATTTAAATTTAAAAAGAAATCCCGATACATTATGGCTAGAATTTGGTGTCGCTTCGGGTAAAACGATAAATTATATTTCTGGGTTTACCGAAGAAACCGTTCATGGGTTTGATAGCTTCCATGGATTACCGGAAACTTGGAGAGAAGGTTATGAACAGGGTGTTTTTAATATGGACGGAGATTTACCAGATGTGCGGTCAAATGTAATTCTAATACAAGGATTGTTCCAAGATGTATTACCCGCTTTTTTAACAGAACAGAGTAAAAAGATCTCTTTTATACATATCGACTGTGATTTATATAGTTCTACCAAATATATTCTCAACACAGTGAAACCTTATTTACAAGAGGGTTGTGTTATTATTTTCGATGAATTGGTCAATTATCCCGGGTTTGATGGAGAAACTGGAGAACTAAAAGCGTTTTATGAGTTTATAACAGAAAATAATGTGAATTATGAATGGATAGGAATGAATGGTGTTCCGATGGGATTAAATGGTTATTATCATGAAAATGTTGCCTTAAGAATTCATTCGGTATCATCTATTTGAATCAAACATTTCCTTTCCACTTTTTCTTCTATTTCCGAATCATTTGATTTTGAATTGACAGAGCCCCTCGGTTCAAATACCTTCGGTTCAAAAACCCTCGGTTCAAAAACCTTAGACCAAGATTTCATATAATCTTCCGGAAATCCCTGATACCGCACACTATCCATCGATACAATGCGATAATTACACTTTCTATAAAATGTCTTCCTTTGTCTGAACTGATTTTGGAAAACATCATGTCGATCTACAATATCCACAATAATCGGATTCTCATGTTTCACTCTCAAAATACGCCCCACGGACTGAATAATATCGGTCTTGGGTGTTACCATAACTAAAGTAGAAAGTGTCTTAATATCAAGTGCCTCCGCGGCCATAGCATAAGTGGCCAAAACAATCTGTTTCTCCTCTGTAATCTGTAGATCTTTTTGTTTCATCCCACCCACATAATATCCTACACTCGCAAAAGCACGATGTAAAATTGCCTCATATAAATATTTTAGAAGCGATCGATTATGACATAAAACCATGATTTGTTTTCCTGGATTTTCTTTGATCAAATCTCCAAGAACACGTACAATGAAATCACTTCTTGGACCAAAATCGCATAATTTAGTAATCATCGTACTATATTTTGCATTTCCCCGGAAATCGAATTCCACTGTATTGAATTCCGGGTCGGATGAAATATAATCGATAGCCCGGACACAAACTGGATCCTCGTTTTTTCGGCCTTCTGAATAGATCTTGGGTCCGATAAACATATGTAGGATCTTGGTTAGACCATCTTTGCGGTCCACCGTCGCCGAAATTCCCAACATATTTTTCGTAATTACACGAAGAAGCGTCTTGGAAAATTGCTCACTTCCGATTCGATGAACTTCATCTATAATGGTCAAACCGAAACCTTCAAATGCGTTCTCCGGGAAATCACGATCATATAAGGTCTGTAACATTCCAATAACAACATCCTTTCCTTCCACATCGAAAACGGGACCTTGGATCTTTCCTATCTTTGCCATAGGAATAAACTCTTGTGCTCGCTCGATCCACTGATTCATCAAGAATTCTTTATGAACAATAATAAGAGTCTTCTTTTTCAGCTTGGAAATAATATTTAGTGCCATTACTGTTTTACCTGCCCCGCATGGAACTTCTAGGATCCCTCCACCACCGACGTTGATTTCTTCACCAGATACATGCTTCATATATACATCAATAATTTTGCACTGATAATCACGGAGTTCTTTAACAAAATCAATATTGATTGATTCGCCCTGAGAAATCTCCGATTTTTCGGGTAATCCATACCGTTCTATACCATAAAATCTTGGAATATATATTTTTTTACTATTCTCTTTATAGACGGGAAAAGCTACGTCGTCTTCACCACCGGGAGCACCGTAAGTTGGTCCATGAGTTTCGGCTTTTACATATAGATCGGCCTTTAGGAATTCTATATCTTCTTGCCGTAAATGTTCTTTTGGGATCGTATATCCCTTTTTTCCAAGATATGCGACAGCTGAAACATTCGTTTTATATTCCTCTGTAAAATAGGTAGAAATAAGTTCTTCTTTTTCTTTTTCACTTTTGTTCTTTTTGGCTTTTGACTTTGCCAACATGGCTCGTCTCTTAATTTGGGATGCTAACATGGGTATATATCTAACCCAAGATACGTTTAATTCAATTTTTTAAACCTTTAAAGGGAACCTCATTAAGGGAACCTTTTGCTTCGCTAAGGTTCCCTTAAAATCCCTCCCTTAAAGGGAACCAAGGTCATCAGAATTCGCTACGCGAATTCCAGATCCGCGAAGCTAACGCCTTTGGATCCCTCCCTTAAATATTAAATTGAAAGGGAGGGATCTTAAGGGAACCGTAGGTTCCCTTAAAATATAAACAATAATATATATAATGAAACTTCCGGCCATTTTAAAATCAATAACTTTAATTGAAATTGTAGTCATTGTCATATTCATATTATATATAGTTTTTCCAGTTCCTACACCGGCCGGAATAGCTCCTTATATTGAATCTCCTTTAGGAATGGTAAGTATTTTATTAGTATTGGTATACTTATTTCTCAAATCAAACCCTATTTTAGCTGTTTTATTCATTTTTGTAGGATATGAATTATTACGGCGTAGTGGAAAGAACTCCTCTATTTTAGTAAATGCAGTCGAACGCAGAGCGGATCCTCGTGCTGTTCTAACTCCCACTGTTGTTTCTGAAATCGAACAACATCCCGCGGACCACGATAGATCTTTGCATTTTTCCGATAAAGATGGCCAAACGAATGCTTATATTCAATATACACAACCCACTGCAGAAAGAGAGCAAGAACTGGTTGATGCAAATATACCATTGAACAGTCCTATATTAGAAGTAGAAATCGTGCAAGAAATGGCTCCTGTTGGAACCGGTGAAGCCATTTCATTCGCACCCTCCGATTTCAAACCTGTTTCAGATAATTTAAAAGGTGCATCGGACTTTTAAAAGGGGAACCAAAGTTAGTTGTTGATTTGTTATTATGCCAGAAATAATAACAAAAGAAAAGATTTTTAGTCAGGCCAATTATTCTCTATTCACCCGGGGTTTATCCACATATGTTACATCAGGAATAAATGTCCCTCCTCCTAATTTTCTTGCTTGAATGATAATATAAGAAACAATGTAAATAATAGAGATGGCGAATCCAGCGAGTAATATATCGCCAGTATTTTCTACTTTACTCGGATCGGAAAAAGCACCGACACATATTAATATAAGTCCAGCTCCTCCCAATAAAAATGATAAAACATAATCTAAATATAAAACAACCTTCTTTTTCTTCTCCGGGGGAGTTCCTTCTTTAAATAATTTTGACAATACCGCTAGATAAACAGTGGGTATTAAAAAATAAGAAAACACACAAATTATAAAAAATGTAATAAACATGATTGTTGTTCTCAATGAATCCATCGAATTCGAATCTTTTATTAATGAACTTTGAATGGGTAAACTATATGTTGTAACTTCATCGGATTCAATTGGAACATAGTCGCACTCCATCCAATCACCCTGTGTTTTATTTTGAACTATAGAATATGTTAGTCCTTTCGTGGGGGTTATAAATAATGAATCACATGAATTTGAGAAGCCAGTTAAATTACTATTAATTTGAATAGGATTTGTAAATATTACTACCATACATGGTATACCACTATTATTAGTTGCATTGTATATAATGTAGGTATTGTCAGAAGTTCCGTCACCAGATGTATTCAAACTCACTGATATAGGTGTGGTTCCAGTGTTTGCTATTATTTTATCTATATCGGTTGAAGGGTTACTTGAATTATGCGATAAAATAAAACACATATAAATTGATGGTGTACTAGAAGCATTTGTTAAAGGATCATTTTTTATGATCAACTCTCCGGTATAACTTATTCCATTTGCCGCGTGTACATTTCCATATATAAACAATTGAGTCGCTTTGAAATTTACTGTTGTATTTGATTTTGTATAAACGACGTTTGGTGTAGACCCCCCACCATTAAAATTTGCCTTAATGAATTTGATCGATTCGTCGGTAACTGTGGATATACTACTTGCGGTCATTGTGGGATAAGCATGCGTAAGTTGTCTATTTGTATCTGGATTTTGGTTCAAATTAAAACTGGACATTATTATAAATAGATCTATATAATAATGACATAAACTTTTTAGGGGAAACCAAGGTTTCCCCTAAGACCCCATCCTTTTGCCATTTATTGAAAAGGAGGGATCTAAAGGGAACCTTGGTTCCCTTTAAGGGAGGGGGTCGCAGGGGGAACCGTAGGTTCCCCTGCTCCCCTTAGAAGGGTATGTATGCTAATGCCGAATTTTCATAAACAGTTGCTCTAAATGTATCATTATATCCCTCAACATAAACTATATCTCCTGTATTAATTTCATCACAACCGTATTCTGATGTACAGCTTTTTCCATTTACACTTATGGGTAACTTTGCACTGAAATTCCCCGAGTTTGACATCGTATAGTATTGATATTTCCCTCTTCCATAAGAGGTTTGTCTACCCATAATTGGTAAAATCATATCTCCGCCTGTGGTTCTCGTTAAAATTCCTACCTGTGTATAATTAGCGTCATATCCTCTTGTCGGAACATTAACAGGAACACCAGCACGTACAGGTGCGACTATAGTTGGCATAATAGATCCCATATCAATCATATTTGTTGGTGGAATATAGGGGTTATTGAATGTATCGACTGACCGAGTTGCAATTGGTGCTAAAGTCGGAGGAGTAGATAAAACATAAACATTTGGATTAGGTTGTATCGTATTTGAATAAGGATTCGAATACATCATTTCCGACGGACGTTTCACCAAATATAAATAATATAAGTATCCAAGAACAAGCAGTACAACAAACATAATAAATAATGTCATGTTTTCAATACAAAAAACTCCGGGTATGCACTTTTTTCCCATCTATATATTACGCACACTTTAAGGGGAAACCAATGGTTTCCCCTTAGACCCCTTCCTTTTAACTATTTGATGGAGGAGGGATCCTATGGTTTCCCCTTAGACCCCTTCCTTTTAACTATTTGATGGAGGAGGGATCCTATGGTTCCCCTGCTTCCCCTTATTCTGTCGCGTCGTCCGCACCATCCAAGTGCTTTCCTTTTGCCCATGTTGTCCAGTGTTTATCTATAGGGAACACAGAATAAATCATCTTATACATACCATGCATAATCTCGGCATTTGTACAGTTGAACATTTTACCCCACTGGTAGTATTGTAATGTCAAGTCCTGTCCGTTAATTTTTCCAGAGCATTTGTAACATTTATTAACTATTGAGTCTGGCCATTTTGTAATATGAAATCCTAATAATCCAGAAACCAATGTATCCAGCGGTATTACAACTAAATCATGAATAAGATCCACAATAAATTGTAGATCCAATCCTAATAGATTTTTCAATAAAACGATTGGTAATTCTATGCAAAGTTTATATATTGTTCCAAAAATGATATCTAGAATATAATAAATCGTACACTGACCATTAAAAAAATTCACAAAAGAATGTAATCCACATTTTAATAATACGCCTAATACTTGTATTCCGTTAACAAATCCATCCGCGAATTCCATACCACCGCATAAAAAATGTAATCCCATCCCGGTCAATAATAAGGGCAATCCAGTTACTATTTGTAAGAAATACATCAATAATTGAAGAATCCCATTAAATATTGTAGGGACCAATTCCGTAACAATACTGACAATTGATTTAATAGGTCCCATAATAGGTCCTAAAATGTCATCCGCACTTAAAAATCCTTCTTTACTCGGATCGTCTAGACCCATTCGCTTGCGATATTTTTGTTCTTGTTCTTTTCGATGTTCCATTACTTTTTCAACAATATAAGGCATGCTATATGTGAGTATCAATATTCCAAGAATCAATATGCCTATTTTATATTGCATTGAAATTGGTTGTTTCATTATTTAAAATATATACTATATTATTTGAGTATATATTTTAAGGGGAAACCAAGGTCTTCAGCGAAGCCTATTCCCCTTAGACCCCTTCCTTTTATAGAAACTATTATAATTACTATTAGTTTTCCCACGTAGAAAGGTGGCTTTTCACAGCAGTATCCACCGGGAACACAGAATAATTATGTGGTTTTTTATGAATTTATT